AGGCATGGTCTTGTCAATACAATGCAACTAATTGGTGGTGCATCAAAACCCTCAGTAAGAACTGCTACATTAACAACAACCTGGACATCTCCACGCTCTAAGTCTTTAAGTATCTGCATTCTTTCTTGTGATGGTGTGTCGCCAGTAACTATTTCTGCTCTGATGTTAGCTCTTCTAAACTCATCACACACATCTTGTGCATGAACTATGGTGCTACAAAAAACCACAGTTTTTCTTTGACCAGCTTTATCTTGCCACTCCTCAACAATTCGTTTGTTGATAGCTCTTTTGTTCATAATTCTTTCGACTTCTGACATATCGAAGTCTGTTACTGTTTTGCGAACATTCGCTAAATCTTTCTGTACGCCTACATCAATAACAAATGTTTTTGGCGGCACTAAAAATCCCTCTCTAATTAGAGTGCTAATCTCAATCTGATGTGAGCAATTAGTAAATACTTTGTTTAGACCTTTTCTATCCCCACGATTAGGTGTTGCGGTAAAACCAACGATCTCTACGGAATTGTTCGCTTGTCTAACCTTATCAATGATACGCATATAAGTATCAGCTACTGCATGATGACTTTCATCAACCACAACTAAGTCAAAGTGGTTAATATTATTTAGATTGTTCTCTCTTGATAATGTTTGCACCATGCTAAAAATAGTATTACCCGACCAGTCTTTTTCTGATCCATCTACAATGCTAGTTGTAATGTTAGGATTAACCTTAGAAAACTTTGTTCTATTCTGTCTTACTAATTCATCTCTATGTTGCAGAATAAGAACCTTGTTACCTATTTTAAATCTTTTGCCTACTAAAGCCGATAACATAATTGTTTTGCCTGCTCCTGTGGGTGCAACTACAATTGTGTTCTTATGTTTGTCTAAAGCAGTCGAGGCATCGTCTACTGCTATCTTTTGGTATTGTCTTAAAATCATGTTTGCTTCCAAGTTTAATGGGTAGCTTTGCGGTATCGGTGCTACCCAAACCGACTCTAGCAGACTAAGAAGGAGTCTTACCGCTAGAACCTAGAACCACTTAGTTGTTTTGAGCCCAGGGTGCAGGCTTAAAACCACCGCCTTGAGGTGGCGTTCCACCCCCTTGCGGAGTTGTTGGTGGTGTATTACTTCCGCTGTTACCAATATAACCATTTTCGCCAACACATAATGTGCCAACTAATTTATTCTTATCTTGATAACCATTGGTGCCTTTTTCAATACCAATCTTTGCACAAAACTCCATGCCATCCATAACCTCAAGACCACTTATATTTCTAATCTTCATGGCCTCTGGTGAGATGTCGGACTTTGATAAACCTTTGGCACTATCAACAATATCCTTAATTGTTTGCAAGCCAATCTCTTTGGTATAAAAAACTCCAGTATCTGGATTTACTTTACCACCATCGAGCATGATATTTTGCCAAAACTTACGTCTTTCAAATTGACCAGCACAAACTGTAAATTCGCACTCAATCCATTTGGTTCTACCATTAGTTTTGAACATTGGCTCTTGCGAGTATTCAGTTAGAACCTCACCGCCTCTTTTAAGGTTTACAATAACACGAGCTACTGTTCCTGCTGGGATAAGTTCAAAATCACCCCCACCGCCACTTGACGATACATTACTAAAATCAATCATTTATTTACTCCCTTCGCTAGAATTAGGTGATGCAAACTCTAATTTTTTAGATACATCACGACCACTGATTTTTGTTAATAATTTGCCTAAATGAGGTTCTTCAAGAATCTCAAGTTGACCTGACCTATCCTTTGCAGGATAACCCCACTCATTTAGTGTTTGACAAACAAATGCCCTATATGGCGGATGTTCGTCACCACCTGGCATAACTGCCATAGTAATAACTTCGTCAACAATGCCAGGTAGTTCACGGCCAGTCTTTGACCCCTCAATCTGAAGTTCATAATTGACCCTACCATACTCGTCTACTTTCTCATCGAGAATGCCAACAAAGATTACATTCTTAGATCTGATATGCTGGAGTTGCGTTAACCAACCCATCATCTCACGACCTTGCATACCATAGACCGCTCTTGTGTCTACTTTACCAGTTCTATCCGATTTATTATCTGGATGACCATAACAATGTTGAAAACAAAGTCTGCCTGCAACTGTAATACTATCAACAAAAATAGAATCATATTTCTTCATGATTTCCATTTGATCTCCATACATTTGCGACACTCTTTGAAACTCAATATTACTATAAGGTTGATCTGGTGTTAATGCTGGATTAGGTCCACCAAGAAAACAAGCAAAATCTCTGCACTCTTCCCAAGTTTTAGGTCTGATTACATCAATAGGCCAGTTTTCAATGGCAGCATCTCCTGCTTCTAAATCCATAAAAAGTGTCGTATCTGGATCAAGAGTACGAGCAAGAGTTGTCTTACCCACACCACTTGAACCACAAATAACAATTTTATGACCACGTTTTTCTTTTAATCGCTCTTCGGCTGAAATAATTTTAAGAGCCATCTTTATTCTCCTTTTTATCTGGAATTTGAATTTTGATAAAGACATGACCATTTGAGAAACTTGATAAGTAGTGTTTGTATGGACACGTCTTAATCCAATCTAAAACTTCTTGTACACGTTCAACATTACTCATTTTATGATCCATCAGTAATATCAATAGATGTGCTCATTAGCTGAACAGTTCTATGCTTTTGCAACTTATCTTTGATTGCAGGCGGAGCACTATTGTACTTTCGCTCATCAATGCCATAAGTAATCTTAGCATAGTGCTTGGCGTCATCTTCTGATAGATCGTTCATAAATGTTCGAACCAGTCCATCTTGATCCCAAGTGACTTTTTGTCTTAGAGTAACTTTTACTTTGAAACCACCCTCGTTAAGAGTTGTTGATCCATAGTCTTTGTTCTCGTTGTTTAACTTTTCTTTGGCAAAATTACCAAATCTAAGTTCAAGCTGTTTGTTCATATCAGCTTGTTTGTTTTTGATATGCTCTAATTGCTGCTTCAAATCCTCTCGGTATCTGAAGACATCAGCAATGGGCATAGTTTGAAAATCTAAGTCCATAATAACTCCTTCTTTTAAAATTAAGCACTAGATACCTACAAAATAGGCACACATAACCTGTTTGTCAACAGTATTTATTATTTTTTTTTGTAGGATAGATGAATATCTATATTGTGTATGGCTTTCATCATCTTTTTTTTAAGCTTAAACTCTGGTGTAAGTATGCCTTTTGCATCTTCAACAACCAGTTTAGAAAGTCCATTTTCTTCTTCAAGTAAATATCTAAAGTCTGCTATGTAATCACAAATCTTTACATCATTTATACTAAGTTCATATTTAACTTGTCGCTCTAATTGTGTAACAATACCCGCTCTTTCCATCGCTTTGAGTTGACCCCAACGCTCTGCCTCCCATCTACTATCAAACTTTAATCCCATAGCCACAGTTTTTTTTGCAAAATATTTGTTGGGTCTTCTGGTTTTTTTGGGTATAATTGGGTATTTATAGGTCATGGAGGTAGTATAATGACAGATACATCAAAGTTCAAGTCAATAGGTATAGACATAGATACTTACAACAAACTAAAAATAATTTGTGATCAAGAAAGAAGAAACATACGTTTACAGGTAGGTTTGTTGGTAGACAAAGAATGTGAAAGACTTGGTATCAATAATAATAAAATATTAGGTTTAGGTGGACTCAATCGCTCTCATTCTTGAAATGAGGCGATTCGCTCTATTTGTTACTTGTTTGTGCCACCTGGAATCTTCCATTTGAACTGCACACTCATTCCAATCTTTGTTCGCAATCGCAGCACGAAACTTTTTAAAACCACTTAGTCTGGGCCTGCCCATATTAAACATCATATTCGCACATATTTTTTGTACTTCATCTGGCAAATCATCAAAGTTTTCAAACAATTCTTTGCACTCTGATATTGTTACCTCAATATCTTTTGCAAATAGCTCATTAACTCTTTCCTCAGATACTTCTGTGCCTACAGGTTTTCCATGTTCTTCATCCCACTCAGTTATGAGGTGTCCAATTCCTAGCGTAGGTAGGTTAAGATGGTCGAGATACACGGACATTACTTTGCCTTCATCAGTTGCTATTTCTTCTCTTAATTCATCTATGTTCATCTGTTAAATAACTCACTAAAATTTAAATTTTGTACTGTTAATGGTGACTTTGGTCTTGTTCTTGACGCTATAGCTAAATCAGATGGGTTTAATCCAAGTGCTGCACCAACTCCAGGAGAGGTAATATCGATACCACCAACGGCACTGACATTTGATGCTGGTTGGACTGTGAATGGGGTTTGAGTTACTCTTGTGGCCTGTGCTCTGCCATCATCTTGTCCTGGCCCAACTGCTTGTGCTAATGCTTGTCTGCCAACTCTAGCTATATTGTCGGTAACATTTAGAACTTTGTTTGCAGCATCTTCAACTGTATTTGCAACTCTGCTATTGATAGCTGATCCGTTTGCATCATTTCTACGCAAGTTCTTTTGCATATCAACATATCTTCTTGCAACTTCTGGGTTACTACCAATTTTGTTAAATATTTTAAATTTTATAATATCTCTGTACTTATTAATAGGATTAGATGTGTAAGCAGCAGCAGCGACATTACCTTCACGACCAATATCATTTAAAAAATCTAAATCTTTAGCAAATTCTTTTAATGCAGTTACTGGTTCATCTCCCAAAATTGTTCGTAATACGTTGTCATCAAAACTATCTAAATGTTTTAACAATTGAGAGGCAGCAGCTTTACTGCTAAAAACATCACCATCAACTCTTGACAATATATCCTCAACAACAAATGTTCTAATATCTTCTAACGCTTGTGGATCTTTTTCAAAAAATTTCATAAATTTCTTGGCTTCATTCAAAGATATTCTTTTTGGTGTTGCTAATATTTGCACTGCGTCTATTGGATCTAATGTGCCATCATTAAACTTTTTAATTATTGTAACTTCTTGTGCTTTAGCAAAAGCCTCTTTTGCATCTGCAACATCTTTCAAAGCTTGTACTAAAGGTTTGTTTTGATCTGTTGATCTTTTTATTATTTGATCAACTGTCGCTTTATCAATTTTATCTGTACCTGCTCTTGCTATAATTTCTCCAAGTTTTTTTACTTCATCCCACTGATTACCAAATAATTGTTTGCCAGTATCACCTAATTTTTGTATGTGATTATTAAAAGCAGCACCGCTAAATTTACCATTTGTTAACTCACCAAATTCATTTAAACCAGTTTTTTGAATACCTTTTTCTAAGTATGTTCTACTTAATTCACTTTTTAACAATTGTGCTTCATCATCGCCTATTGCTTTAAACAATTGTTTAAGTCTTTCAGGACTATCTTGTTTAATAACTCTTTCAAAAAATCTATCTATTTCAAACTTTCTTTGGTCTGTATTTTTACCAAAATTCCTTAACGATCTAATGACTCCAAAAGTGTCTAAATCTTCAAACATTTTACGTTGATTTTTATAACGTATCATTACATTTTTTCTAAGTTCAGAGGCTTCTTGGAGTTTTTCTCTTTGAGTTTTGGTTAAGTTTTTAAGAGCTGTTAAGTCAGATAAGTTTGTGCCCTCAACTAATTTATCTAAATTGTCAATTAAAGTATTTATTTCTGGACCGAGCTCTCTTTGAAACAAAGCACTTTCTTTGTATAAAGCGTCATTAAATTGTTTTCGCAAAAGAACCACTTGTCTGAAACTAGCAAACTCTCCAAGACCTCTAAAGGCTTCAAAAGCTTGTTGCATGCTAGGTCCTGCAGTTTGCAAACCACCAGCTTGACCAATTAATGTTTCAAATTGTTGTTTAAGTGGGTTAGTTGGTATTACTTGAGCTACTTGTGCGTTTCCAGCACCTTTGATATTTACTGATTTTAATATTTCATCAACTTGTGCAAAGTCTGCTGCAATATCTGTTTCAAATTTTTGAAACGCATTGTCTATGGATTTTAATATTTGCTCGTTAATAGTAGCGTCATTTTTTGTAGCTTTTTGAATATAATTTATACTGTCATTTACAGCTTTCATTGCTGCATCTGAAGCATCTTCCTGTGCTTGTTTAAGTCTATTGTACTGACCTTTAGATAAGTTTTCAAAACCCTCAGTTGCAGCAGCCGCTTGTCCTCTAGTGTGAGCTTGTCTTAATTCATTGGCTTTAGATAGGGCAGCAGCAATATTTTTTTCTATTCTAGTGCTATCTCTCATAACATTTTCAGCAAATTTTTGTTGATATGCAACCATTCCAGGAGCACCCAAACGCTCTGCACTAGGAATAAATCCCTCATCTAAAAGCCTATCTGCTCTAGCTAAATTTTCATCTTTAACAGTTTGCAGTTTACCTGCTTTATCAACTACTTTTCTTGTGCCGCCTACTAAAGCACGACCAGCCTTAAATATTGCACCTCCAGCAAATTCAAAAGCACCAGCAAGTGCTGCCTCTGTAAGCACATCTTCAGCAACTTCGCTTGCAGATTGTTTTTGTACACCAATTAAACTTTCGATACCCTCTTCAAGGCTTTGACCTATAGCTGCACCTGCCGCAGCTCCTGCAGCACTTGTGACTAAGCCAGGTAATCCAATTATAGCACCAGATATGGCACCAACAGTTTCTGGTACAAATCCAGTTAAATCTGCTATATCTCCAAAAGAAAAACCCTCATCTTCAATAACTAAATTTTTACCTGTTGGTTCTATACCTCTGGCCCTTTGACCTTTTACTGTTAATGCTAATCTACCAGAGCTATCTCTAGTAAAACCATCAGCACCTACAAGTTTTGTCAAAATAGCTTCTTGGTCTTTATCGGATTCACCAAAAGATAAAAGTGCTCTAAGTCCAGAATCTGCACCAGTTTGATAGTCAAAATTTTCATCTTTTTTAGAATCTGCAGATAACTCTTCAAATGACGTTTGTTTTGTTAATGTGTTAAATTGAACTGCTCTTAGTAAATTATCAACATCTTCATCATTACGTTCTAAAGCCTTAAAGGCTGCTAATCTTTCCTCTGGTTTGCTAAACACATTAGTTTTTAGAGCATTAAATAATGTTAATCTTTCTTCTGGCTTCATTTTAAATGTCTATGTGCCTTTAGGGTTGAATTTTGCTTCATATGCAGCAAGTTCTTCTTGTTGTTTTTCGGTCAATCCACCGCCAAAATTTAATGAAACTTGTCTATTAGTAAGTCTGTTAAAAGTTGTTAAACCTTGTTTTAATTTTCTTTCTTGAGTCCCTATAATGTCGCCAAAAATTCTTTCAACGGCAGCTTTTAAATCTTCTGGATTTTGAAAAAATCTTAATTCACCAACAATTTTTGCAACTCTTTGTCTATCAGCGTCAGATATAGTTTTACCAGTTTCACCTAGTATTTCAGGTGCATATTTGGATTGTATTCTGTTTAAGATTAGTTCTATCTTTTTTGTCGGAGTTTGATCATCTCTAAATTTAATACCAAAAGCAGCACCTAGATTAGTTATGGCATCAGCACTTTGATCAAAAACTGTAACACCTTCTTTATTTATTGTATCTACTAATTCTTTAAATTGTGCTTTTCCCCTATCAATATCTTTACGCATTGATCTAAAAGCTTCTTCTACTGCCTTTGTATCTCCCAAAAACGCAGGCTTTGTGGCTGCATCTGTTCCTTGATAATTTCTGTCTGGATATTGCACTGGAACATCAAATAGACCCTCTGCACCTTCAAATAAAGGCAGAGTTCCTTTTGTAGCCATGTATTTTTTTCCAAGTTCTGGTGTTTCGAGTGCAGCTTCTAATACTTTGTCGTATTGACTATCAGGCACAATTTCAAACTGATTGCTAAAATTTTCATTTTCTAATAATGCGTTAAGTTCAAAAGAGTTTAAAGGAATGTTTCTTGCTTTATCCATATTAGCTGCAAGTCCTTTTATTCCACCAGTGCCTTTTGGAACTATAACATAATTTTTTCTATTCCTTGCTTCGGCCTCATCTTCTTTCTTTCTGCTAATAGCAAATGCACCAGCTTTTGCTCTTATGGCTTTTGCCTCACTTACTGCTTTACTAAACTCTGGTAGTGCTGACTCTCCAGCTTCACCAACGGCACCAAGAATATTACTCAAATTGAATCCCTTACCAGCTCTATTTTGCATTAGAGCCAAACCAAATGACATGAGTGCTTGTTTAGTATCAGGATCGCCAGATATGTCTAAGCCAGTGGCTTTACCAAATTCTTCGATATAGTCTTTATATTCTTTAGGACTTACACCAGGCCTTGCTTGTTTAAGAAACTCATCAAGGGCACCTTTTGTTGCTTTTTGTGCGTTAGATAAATTTTCATCACTTTCCTCTGATGCTACATCTCCTGCGATTAAATTTTCTTCCTCTGCAATATCGCCGTCAGTTTCTTTTGTAAATATAGGTTGTAATTGTTTTGATATTTCTGCACCTAATGCTGATTGACCTTCAGGTGTAAAAATTGTGCCTTTGTCTCTAGCATCTAAATCTTGTGGTAATCCAAATTCAACACCAGACATGGCTTGTGCAACATCTGAAGCTCTCTTTGCTCTCCCCTCATCTGTTTGTTCATCTAAAGTTCTTGATACACCTTGAAAAACAGATGGAATACTTTTTGCTACATTAATTCCAAATCTTAAAGGTTCTTTTAAAGTATCTCTAATTGCCTGTCTTGTTGTGCCTGTTTGAGGACTTCCCATTAGTTTATTAAGTTGATCCATAGACAAAAAATTTGCTGCGTCTGCAATGTTTCCAATTAATCCTTTTCTTGTGTCTTTACCAATAAGTCTTTCTTGTAAAATAGGACTTATTTCCATAATTCCTTGATTCTTAGGTGCCATTTTTAATTACCTGTTGTACCTCTGTTCCTAAATGGTTGTATTTGTGATAGCGTGGTATAAGCACCTATTCCTTGTAGAAACGGATTAGCTGCTGGTTGTGTGGCTTGTGTAAATGTTGATGGAATACTTGCACTTGGCATACCTTGTAATAAATTTTGACCAATTTGTAATCTTGTAAATGGCTCTTGTGCTTGTTGCATTAAATTAGCTCTTTGTGCATCTAATTCTGCTTGTTGTTGTCTTTGTCTTAAAGCACCTAATTGTGTTAGTTGAGATATGTCTGCTTGACCTAATGCTTGTTGTAAACGCCCAACGTCACTTGTAGTGCCTGCTAAAGTACCAAAAGCTTGTCCAAGGCCACCAGATAATCTTCCAGCCTCTTGTGATGCTTTTAAGGCTTGACCAAAACCACTAGATAACAACTTGGATAAAGTATCAGCCTTTACTTGTTGTAGAGCTCTATCAGACTCAGCTCTTTGCACGCCTTGTCTTGAGCCACCAAACGCACCAGCACCAACGGCTGCGGCATCTGCTCGTGATCTTTGTTGTGCTGCCTGTCTGTCAAGCTCATTAAGTGCTACGTCTATTACTTGCTGTTGAAATGGATTTTGAAATCTACTTATACTTTCAGGTTGCAAAAATCCAAGGCCACTAGTTATGGCTTGCTGTCCAGCTAAAGCCTGATCTCTAGCACCCTCAAGAAAAGGTCTTGCAGTGCCAACCATTTGTTCGCCAAGTTCTGCAGCTCTAGTTGTTAGTGGATCTGCACCCGCTATTTGAAAACCTGGCAAACCTAAAGGTCTATCTAACAAACCTGGCGTAGTTTGATCTTCGCCATCAAATGTTCCAAATCCAGTCTGCAAAAGTCTTTTTTGCAAACCCTCAAGAAAAGGTGGTAATCTTTGTATATTTTCATATGTAACTGTGCCGTTTGCCATTACGCCCTCGCCTCTAGTTTATCCATCATTTCATAGGCTCTTTGTATGCCTTTTCTTTGGTTGCCATCACCTAGACCCTTTACTGCATCTTTAGTTAAAACAAACTCACCAGCCATTAACATAGCAGGCACATCATCTTTCGTACCAGATCCCTCAGATGGGTCTATGCCACCATTACGTCTTGGAAAACTCATAGGTCCGCCATCTGCTGCAAATCTTATACCTCCAAGTTGACCACCAGGCCCACCAAATCCAAAAGGTCTTTGCTCAAACTCACGAGGTCGTTCTTCGTCATCATTACCAGCCAGTAATTGTGCTATTAAACCAGCAGTCAAACCCTCACCTACTCTAGTATTTAACAATCTGGCTAATAAGTTTTGATCGCTTACACCAGCCTCTTTCAATAGTTCACCAGCAAATGTTCTATTTTCTATACCTTTTACAGCGTCTTTTGCTTGTTCAATTGGTGGTTTAGATACATTCGGTGAAGCACCTGAAAAAGCACCTGTGCCTTGTCTTTGTGCAATAGGATCAGTAAGTCTATTTCTTGTTGCTTGATCTACTTTTTGAGTAATATCAGTTGCAACACTTTCAGGCCCTCTAAGACTATCTAAAGCCATACCACCAACACCTGCTAAAAGGGCGTTTCTAACAGCATCTTTACTTCTACCACCCATTAACTTTGATGTTGCTGCACCTGTTAAAGCTCTACTTAAAAAAGGACTAAATCCAGATTGTGCTCCAAATAATTGTCCTATGCCTTGTCCTATAGCTGGCCCAGCAAAAGCACTTATGGCAATTGGTGCTAGATTTTTTAATAACTTACCTAAACTCATATTGTTACCTTATCTTATTTTAACAAATTCGTCTATACGCCTTTTAAATTCTTGACAATGCACTTGTTGTTACCCTTGTTTTGGACAATTCTTGAATACTAGCCACAACATGTAATCTATTAGCTGTTGCGGCTTGTACTTTTAATATTTCTCCACTTTGCAATATTAAATCTTTTGTAAGTAATTCTACAGTTGTATTCGCTCCCACGGCTTTGACTTTAAATAAACTAAACGTATCGCTGCCATTTACAAGTGTAACTGTTATTGTATCTGCATTGCCACTATCTTCTGATACTAATATAGAGTTTACAATGGCTGCATTGAAATCGGCATCACTAGGAACTGTAAACAAAGTTGTAAGATTTGTTGTCGTTAAATCTACTTTTGCATTTGTAATACCTTGAATATACTGTGGAATACTAGTTATTAACATTAGCGTCTACCATCCACTCTAACATCCACTCTTGGTGTACCTAATTTATATTTTGTCCCCAGTGATGTAGAATCTATTCTTAAAGCAAAAGACCTACCTCGTAAACGATAATCTAACTTTTGTGTAAATTGTTCTACTGGAGTTGTTGCAGATCTTTGTGTTGTATTTTCTGTAGTTTGATTAAAGTTAGCACCAGGATTGTTTCTAGATTTCATAGTGAATGATACATCTGGATTAACACTAGTAGATCCATTAAAAGTAATATCTGGTATAACTTGCTTCAATGATACAAACTTATCACCATCACCTATGTCTATAGCAGAAGACTCTATGAATGAAGTCATCGCAGATCCATCATCATCAAATCCTACCTCATGATTGTAAAGATACTGATTTCCCGTTGCTTGTGGTAAGTTTCTTATGCCTCTATCAATCCATGCGTCTCTTGCTAGTGTTCCATAATACCAAACTTTTTCTAAATAATTGTAAGCAACATACTTATCTATCTGCGTACCAGCAGAAGACGGATAAAACCATAATAACTCACTAAATTCTGAGTTAACACCAACATGAACTTTGTCACGCTCTGCAAAATTAAAATCTAGAAATACCTTATCTTTAACTGTGCATGGCAGTTGTATTGTTTGACCACCTCCGTAAACATAAAACGTATCAACTCCCATCCAATAGACCGCATCTTCAACAGCTATGGCAGAAAACGGACTCATAATAGTTATATTCTTTGACAGTTCTTGCAAACCAAACGT